TGGAGGGCTCACTGCTCATCGCCAGCCAGAGTGTGCGCGATCTGGTAATCGAGGCATGGGAAAAAGGCGCTGCGCTCGGACTCGCTCACGCAGTCGCAGAGTTGGAGGCCATGGGCCTACCAGTACCTGATCTGGTGCCCGGAGAGATTCCTGACGCCTTCCTGGCCCGCGTGCTCGCAGATATGGATCGGCGAGCCGCCGAGGCCATGGAGCGCATTCTGGCCGCCGCCCGAGAGGGCTTCGACTCAGTCGAGCTGGACGTGAGTGGTGTTGGTCAAGTCAACACTCGCCAGCGCTTCGCTCGTCAACGTGCCCTGGCTCTGCGAGCCCAGGCAGAGCGTGAGGCTGCCCAGCTTGGCCAGAGCGCCGCCGCCGGGGCCAGCGTGGCGGCCAGCCGGGCCTACAGCGAGGGTCAGATCGAGAGCTACGTCGTCAGCCAGGAGCTGCTTGGCGCGTCCTCTGGACGGATCATCCGCAAGGTGTGGATCACTGCGTTTCGCCCTACAACGTGCGGCACCTGTGCGAGCTTGCACGGCACTGTGGTCGACATCAGGGTCGAGTTCAACCAGGCACAGAGCTTCGAGTCTCGACCACCGAGGGTCTACATGAATCTCCAAGCCCCACCGCGCCACCCGAACTGTGGTTGTCGGCTGGTGCCCTTCGTGGAGGGCGAGAGTGGGCTCATCAATCCCGAAGAGATGCGGGCCTTTGGTCGATCGTGGGCAGAGGCCGCTGCGGCCGCCGGGTCCGCTGCGGTGGGGGCTCTGCTCCCACCACCAGAGGAGCCTCCTCAGTGATCTGCCTCATCCACCATGACCCGAAGACTGGCGCTCCGTTGGGTGTGTGGTCTGATGCAGGCGCTGCGAAGCCCTACAACGCTCAGGTCGGGTTTGGCTACAACGTTGCCTATACCCAAGGGAGCGACGAGGCGATGAACAGCGCTATCGCTGTGATGGACACTCGCCCCAGCGCACTACGTTGGGGCTCTTGGGTAGTGCTCGTAGGGCACCAAGCTCCGCCCAACACTTGGTCTGTGTGGGTCGTGGCAGATGGCGCCTCTCCCGGAGATGTGCTGGAGCTGGTGCTCGATGGCTATGACGCCACTGTGGTGCAGTGCTACAGGTTGGGCATCGTAGGCGTCCAATGACTGATCTGCCGATGACTCTGTCATGGCAGTAGGTCGATTTCTCGCACCAGGGGTCCGAGGTACCAGCTTCGTAGCTCTGGGCCGCTCCCGTCAGGGTCGGTTGTTTCGCAAGCAGATCCTTCACCGCGGGACGCTCCGTCATCCCGTGACCGGTGAAGAGATCACGGTGGATGACGTATTCCTCGCCCGTGTCGTGGAGAACTTCAACAACTCCGTGTGCGACATCGTGCAGGTGCCATTGGCCAATGCGGCCAATGAGCACGTCGAAGATCCCGACCGCAACATCGGCGAAGTCATCGGCGTCGAGGCAGGCGAAGACGGCCTGTACGCGCTGATCGACGCACGCAGCGAAGAGCACGCAGCCAAGCTCGGACGCACCCTGCTCGGCGCCAGTGCGCTCATGCATTTGGACTACAAAGACTCCACCACCGGTGAGCACGTCGGCCCGACATTGCTTCACGTTGCGGTGACCAATCGACCCTACGTCACCGAGTTGGCCGGGTTCGAGGAGATATTGGCGGCAACTGCCGATGGTTCAGATGACGAAGCTGCGCTCTACGTGGCAATCGAAGATGACCCAGGAGAGGAAGACCCGAGCATGGATCTCGACAAGATCAAGGCTCTTCTCAAAGATGAGCACGGCATCGATTTGGATGAGTTGACTGTCGCTGCTGGTTCCGAGAGTGAGCCCACCGAGGAGCTGGTAGCAGCCGCAGCCAAGAAGATCTTGGAAGATGCGGGCGTTGCCCTCTCCAACACCACGACCGACACTGCCTCGGTTGGCGAAGCTCTCAAGCTGGAGCTGGCCACGCGAGACAGCGCTATCGGAACGCTTCAGAGCACCGTGGAAGTGCTTCAGGCTTCGGCCACCGCTACCCGAGTCGATGGGCTCGTGGCTACCGGCCACATCCTCCCGGCTCAGCGTGATGCGATGGTCAAGCTGGCCCGCACCGACGAAGCCCTCTTCGTGAGCATCCTCCCGGCTCAGCCCATCGTTGCTCTCACCAGCAGCGAGCAGGGTGTCGACCACCCCGACAAGGACACCTCCCCGGTGGCTCTGTCCGGCGGCGACCTCGATGCGGAACTCGCTCGCCTCATGACCGCACAGCCGGACTTCTTCGGCGCCCGTAAGGAGGGCTGACCATGGCAATCAACGAACAGCTCGGCAACGAGATCCCGGTTCCTGGCTTCACCGTTGAGCCGTACCTCAACGACCATGAGATCATGGCCTCGATGAAGGGTGGCTACACCCAGATAGGTGTCACCCTCACCGGCGGCATCGGCATCCTGCCCGCAGGTACCGTCCTCGGCATCGTCACCGCAACCGGCCGCTTCAGCGTCTACGACAACGCTCTGAGCAACGGCACCGAGGTCGCTCGGGGTGTGCTCCGCAAACGGGTGGACACCACCGACGGTCCGGTCCTGGCCAACATGGTCATTGCTGGCATCATCACGAACAGCAAGCTCTCAGGGATGGACTCCAATGCCATCACCGACCTGACCGGCTCTGCCGACACCGTCACCGACCGATTCCGATTCTGAGGAGGATCTGAACCATGCCTGACATCAGTCTTCTTCAGCCCACCGTTCTGCGTGGCGTCGTTGAGAAGTTCAACACGCCCGAGAGCCTCATCATGCTCAACCGGTTGCCTCGGCAGCCGTGGCCCTACCCCACCATGTCCTGGGACATCATCCAAGGCAGTCGAATGGTGGCCAAGCCGAACGTGCCCAACAGCGAGGCGCACATCGTGCCCCGTCTGGGTCGTGGTCGAGCCAGCGCTTCGTTCATCTACCTTCGTGAGAAGAAGGTGTTCGAGCCCACCACGCTGCACTGGATTCGTGAACCGGGACAGATCGCACAGACCAACGCCGAGGCAGCGGTCATGCGTGAGGTCAACGACCTGAACCAGCGGTTCGACAACTACGCCGAGCGCATGATCTGGCAGGCCCTCACCGGCACGATCACGATCGCGACTCTCGAAGTCCGGTCCACGATCAGCTACCAGTTCGCTCAGTCCCACCTACCCACGGTGGGCACCTCGTGGGCCACGGCAACGCCTCAGCAGATCGTCGCCAACATCCGCACCTGGAAGCGTCTCATCGCTCGGGATGGTCGGGTTCCCGCTCGGGAAGCCTTCTGTACCGATGTCTCGATGAGCCGCATCTTCGAGAGCTTCTCGGCCAACGCCAACGCGGCTGCGCTGCTCAGCGATCGGATGAAGGACTCCTACTACGAGAGTGGAGTCATCCCAGGGTTCATGGGACTTCAGTGGACGGTCACCGAGTCGATCTACGACGACGACAGCGGTGTCGACACCCTGTTCGTCCCTGACGACGTCCTGATCATGGGGAACTTCACGGACAACCGGCCGATCTACCTGGCCGAGGGTCCCTCTGCCGATGATGACGCTCCCAGCGGTTTCACTGGCAAGTTCACCAAGACCTGGAAGGAACCGGACCCCTCGGGTCGCCAGTACCTTCTGGAGTGGAACATGCTCCCCGTCATCGAGCGGCCCGAGCAGTTCGTCTACGTGGCAGACCTCACGCCGTAATCTGTCCCGCCCGACACCAGAGAGCCGCTCTTCTCCCGAGGGGCGGCTCTTTGCGTTACACTCGTAGTGCGATGATTATGAAGCTCATTGTGAAATGCAGAGGAGCCTTCTCCCGAGGGGCTCCTCTGCTCGTTACCTGGGCGTGTCGTCATGGTTCGAGGGTCGGGTGTTAGGGTTGCGACTCGTTCGCCCACGTTGTTCGAGGAGAGTTCATGGCATCCAGCAAGGCCAGTGAGGTCGACATCAACGACCTTCTGTCAGACACGACAATTCCCGGAGCCGACGAGAACACTCTCGAAAGCACGGTCCGCCACTCTGGTGGGCAGTCCATCAGTGCTCCTGAGCCTCTGCCGGGTGAGGTCGACGCTCTGATTGACGAGACAGACGATGATGGCGATCCTCTGACCGAAGAGGATCAAGCTCCAGAGATCCCAGGTCAGGCCAAGGTGCTCATCCACTTCGTGGAAGATGGATTCAGCTCACTGGAGCAGATTTGGTACACCGGCCAGGAGTTGGAAGTCCCGCTCGGTAGCCGGTGGTGGGAGGCCACGCTTGACCGCGAGGGCGAGAGCTGGATGACTCTCGATGAAGAAGCCCAGATCGCCAAGTGGGGCAAAGTGTTCTTCCGCCCCGGACCCTGGCCTGGTGAGCCCTTCGGTGATGCTCGGGCTCTGGCGCGAGAGAAGGAGCGGGCACGCCGCCCAAGCCACCCCAACCCCGGCTCGCTGTTCCCGTCGAAGAAGAGTTGAGTATCGCCACGGCCGATATCAAGAGTGTGTTGGTTGCTCGCATTACTCGTTGGTTGGGTCTCTCAGACCCGTGTGCTCAGGGTCATGTGTGGACACCTACAGAGGCGCTCAGTCCTGCGCTGTTCGTTCGTCGCTGTGCTCGGTGCGGTCTGATGATGTCTGCTGAGTCCAGCGAAACCCCCGGTTACTGAGCCGAAGAAGGAAAACTCACCATGACAACGACCGAGAAGCTAGGTCTCCGGCACGGTCACCCAACGGCGTGGAAGTTCCGTCAGTGGAGCGCTCCTGAGCGCGACGGACTGCGCCGTCTGACGTGGGCCAATGGGATGGGCGAGATTGCTCGTGGTCCCAAGGAGAATGATCTGATCATTCCCAAGCTCCACGCAGAGCAGCCGTTCGTGCTCAACAACCTGACCGACACCGGCGAGCAAGACTTTGCCTCCGTGTACTTCGACAGCCAGGCCGTGCGCGCCTCTCTGTTTGTACGCGGCTACAACGACACTCCAGTCGAGTCAGACACCCTGTCAACTCTGACCGGTGAGGTCACCGGCACCGGCTACACCGGGCTGACCTACACCCGCAACACGGACTGGACTGCTACGGGTGGCGTCGCTACCGGTGTCACCAAGACGTGGACGGCAGGTGCTGGTGGCTGGACTGCGATGACCCACGTCGTGCTGGCCACGGTCATCTCAGGTACGTCTGGCATCACGGTGGCTTTCGTTGCATTGAGTGCTACCCGCACCCTGGCAGCGGCTGAGACTCTCGACATCACGCCCACCGTCACCATCACATGATAGCGGTGTAGAAGATCCAAGAGCTTGGGCCGGGCCA